TAAAGTTCCTCTAGAAATTTTTAATAATTTCATAACTTCTTTTGCTTTCATTGTTATGTTTTTATCATAACAATGATAAATGTCTTTAAGTATTTATAACACTTTATAACACTTTTAGAGTCTGGTATAATATGATTATTTGAAATTATGAAAATGATAGCATTAGCATTATCTTTTTTGTTACAAACTTTCAATAAATGTTCGATATCTGGTATGATACCATGACTAATAATTGCGACAATATTTTTTGAATTAGAATTAACATTACATGCAAATTCTAAACAAATCGATGATGGTTTTACATTTGAATCTAGTAATTGTTTAACTTTTTCATCGTTAGTTTTACAAAGTTTTTCTAGTTCACTATATTTTTCATCAACTTCCTCCATATTATTATTAATATTTAATATAAACATCATAATTATAATGTTTATATATTTCAATTTTTAACTAAAAAAACGTATATAATATAACCACTAATGCGATAACTATTTCAATAAACTCTTTTGATTTTTTTAATAATGAGTATATACTTTCTACTAACGATATATTTTTACATTCCAAATTATTAGTTATATCCATTCCAAATACTTCTTTATAAAATAATCTTAAAATATTATCTCCATTCCACAACAAACAATATGAATCTAAAATATGAATATATACTACATTTCCTATTTTTTGAATTACTATAGGAACCATATGATTTACCATCTTATAATATTCACTTTGTATAATAAATTTATAAATACAATTATTTTTATTTAATAATGCCTTCTTAACTACATCCTTATCAAACATTGAAATAAACGCAGGTGTATAGTAACATTTTTTACTATCTGTATAAACATTATAATCTAACATGTATTTTCCTGTTTTATGATATTCATATTCGTTAATTTTATAAGCATCGTTTGTTGATATCATATCTTTTCCAATCATTTTTCTATATATATGAATATCATCGATTAAATGATCTTGATAACTTTTTTGTTTTAAATTATTTCTAATGTTTTCTATAATATCGACATTAATATTATTTTCGATAATCTTTGAAAATTCTATTAGGTTAGCATATGCGTAATATCCACACGTTGCTTCAATAATACTTTGTTTTGGTAAGTAATTATTCCATGTTAAACATATAAATCTTAAGTTTTCCATATATATAATAAGTTGATAATTATAAAATAATACTAAACACATTAAAAGATTGTGTCTCTAAAATCTTCTTCATCTGATATTGTTTGGTTACGATAATTTCTTATATGGATACTCGAATAATTTTGTTTGTTTGATAATAGAATTGCTTCATTTAACAATTCATTCATTAATTCATTACTAAATTCATTATCTTTGAACACATAATTATATTTCATAATACTTGTAAATGCCTTAAAATCATTAATTCCACGAATAACACTAATTCTCTCATCAAACATATCAATTAAATTATGAGGTATGAATCCATTATTTTCATATAATATATGTTTAACATTATCATTTATAAACATTTTTGACATTTCTAAACAAAAAGCAAATAACTGATTCACTATGATACCATTATTAAAAGCTATTACTAATCTATTATCTGCTTGTGTATTCATAATAGATGGTTCATATTTATTCATCCAATATATTTGTCTTGCTATAAACTCCAATACTATTTTTTTCCGAATTTCATGTGTATCAGTTTCTTCATAATAATCGTAATCTGAAAATGCTAATCTTATTAATATTTCTCCTAAATCAATAACAGCCTTTTTATGTCTATTATAATTTGATTCTAAAAATAATTCAATATCTTTATTTAATTCCTCTTTTAATTCTGGATAAATATCAATTGATTTATATAATAGATGACTTAATAAACAATATATTTCGATCGCAAATTTATGTTCGCTAATACTACCAATTATTATTTTTGGTATAAGCTTATTCATGATAATAGGAATAATTTTAATAATCATATTTGGATCAAACTGATTTTCTAAATTATATAATTCGTTGTATAATGAACGTATACAATATTCAAAATGATATTTATGTTTCTCAAATAAATTTTTATTTGTAAAACAAGGTAACAAAACACTATATGGCTTACTATTACTGGTAAAAAATTTAAATTTAGAAGGATGTTCCAATATGTCATTAGATTTAAATTCTTCATCTGTTATATGATAATTTTTATTTTGTTCATTAATATCTAACAATTCCAATACAGGTTTCATAATTACTCGATTATGTTTATCTAATTGAACATCAACTGGTATACATATTAATTTTCCATTGTCATTATCTATTATTTCTGTTAATTTGACATTTACACCATTTATTATGTAATATTTAATCTCATCAATTACTTCTGATCTAATATATTCATTAAAGTTGTTATTAGCAGTTTGATATATATTGTTGATAATTTCGTCAGAAGGCTGTTTTGTATAATTATGTTCATCATTAAAAATATTTTTAACTGTAGTCAACACATCTAATAATGTCATATTATCAAACCATCCAATTGATACTGATTCTTCGTCAGTAGTCCATAAATTATATATAGATAACATATCGTTTTTAATATATTGAATATCATTACTTATATCGAAATTCTTATCTATAATATCATCAAAATAATATTTTCCTATTAAATTAACAGCAGGAGCCTCATTAGGAAATTTAGATGGGATTTGTATTACCATTGGTATTATGATACCATTGTATGGTTCTAAGTTAATTTCAATACCTATATATATTTTATACATATCTAGATCATCAGGAAATTTAATAACAATCCCATCAATTGGGTTTGATTTAAGTTCTTTAATATTCGCAATAATACTCTTGAAAGTTTCGACTTGTTTGCTAGTCATAATTATTTGTTATTATTATTATTATTATTTACGGTAATAAGTGTTTATATCAATTTTTCTAATAATTAAATTACTAGAAAAATAAACGAAATATATAATCATTTAACAATAGATGCTTCATCAATATATGTTAATATTCTCATCCTACAACAGTACCTAACATATCCATATTTATCAAATAATATTTTTAGGTTTTCCTGTTTTTGTTTGTTTGAAGATCCCTTTTCTTTTTTAATCTTCTTCTCTCCATCATCGATAATAGCAATTTTCTCAACTAATTCTTCAATATTAGCCAATAGTTTACCACAAGTTGGACATACCATATATATCATTTGTAGTATCAATATATATTTAATGTATAATATATATTTTTATGTATTTACATGATTATTTTTCAATATTTTAATATTATTTTATTTGTTTATTTTAGATAAACAAAATAATGGATAAAGTAGATGTTTCAACAAATGATGAATTTGATGTAAATAAGTTTAATAAACTATATGATAAATTATCAGATGAACAATTAAAAGAAAAAAAAAAGAAGGAACTAGAAGAATTAGAAAAACAATATGGAAAAAAAGATATAACTAAAAATTTATATGAATTATCAGTTGGAGAAATAGTAATAGGATTTAAAGATGCTATGTTCGGTATCATAAATGACTTATTACACTTTAATATAAATTTTAATACTTTTTCAAAAGAGCATAGACTATTTTACCTTGGTATTTTACTACTATTAATATCAGTAACAATATATATTATATCATCACATACTGATTTAGATCTTGATAATAAATCAGTAGATATGAAATTTGATAAACTTAAAAACGTATCAAATAAATTAACTAAATAGATGATGATAATATTTCATATTTCTTTAGAAACATATTATCACAATCAAAATTAAACGATTCCATACTAGGAACATAAGTTAAATAAATATTAAAATTATCAGTATTATTTGGTTTAGGTATATCTATAAATTGTAATTTTAAAATATCTGTGTATGTATGTGGTAGGTTATAGTTAGAGAATTTATCACTATTAATAAAACAATATGATTTTTCGTCTATTATTGATAATAATCTATTTAGTTTTATTTTATCAAATACATAGTTTTCAATATGGACAATTATATCTGTTTTTTTAGATATTGTACATTTTCTTACATGGTATTTTTGCATGTAAATACTTGTTATATTATTTTTAATTGACCTCAAACATATTTGGTAATGTGTATAATAATTATCCATTATCCAATATTTCATATATTCTAAATTAACAAAATTATATCTAAGTATTTATCCAGTTTAATATATTGGAAAAACATTATCTAACTCGTTATTATGTGAATAGTCAATATTAAATGGTCTTGGTTGATTGCTTTCTATTTTTGTTTTTTCTATATTATATCCATTTTGTTCTATATCTTTATTACATATATTTTCGATATAGTTTAGGTATTTTCCAGATAATGTTTGAAGATATTTTACAGATTCTAATAATTTACTTTTTAACGATACGTCATCTTCTAATGAATATATAATTGAATGTAAATAGTTTAAAGCATTTTTTCTTTTTTCAGATGCGATATCATAATGATATTTACAATATATTACTCCTATTTTTACATCTTCATATATTTTTAACAATAGGTCTATATTTTTAACCATACTAGTAAATGATCTTTTATTATAGAAGTAGAATTCTCTAATGCTATGTAAAAAATCAATAATTTCTGGATAATTTGATCCATGAACTGGTAATGGAATTATAGAATTATATTTATTAATTAATTCATGACTACTTGAATCTTTTTGAGAGTTAACTTTTCCTATCATTATAAATACTATAATTATTCCAATAATTCCACCAATTATATTATTCAACCCAATATTTACCCTTGAAAACATATAAGAAGCTATAATAAAAATAATGATATATTTAAATAATTCTTGATATTGTATATCATGTGCCATTGTAAAAAAATCTAATAGATTTTGGTTAGTTATCATTTTATCCTTTATATTTTAATATGATATTATAAAATATTGAAATTAATTTGTTTTAGGTTATTATTACTATATTTATTTGTAACATATTAGTAAATAAATGGAAAGTGATATACCAATAGATAATATATTACTTGATAGAATATATGCATTACATCTAACTTTCGCTGACTCTTATCCAATGTATGAAATAATATCAAGAATTAAAAATGCTCTTATTCAAGTAGATAAATTACAATTAAATGTTATCAAATTACATATGCAATTATTTTACATATCAAATGAACAATTTGAAGTTACTCCTGACCAATTAGAACAATATTTTGAAAATAATGCTGTTGATAGAATATTTGAAACTATTGGTAATAATACAGATGCCGTAAGTAATAATCCATTCGCAAGATTTTTTAATCGTCCAGTTAGAAATATGAATAGGCAAATAGCTTCGTCGAGTAGTCAACCACATTCTAGTTATTATGTTGTAGAAACACCCGAAGGTGTAGTAATGTCATTTGGCAATAACATGAGTAGTCTAGGTGAATTAGATAATGTTTTTCCATTTTCATCAAGTAGAACATTAAATTTACCTAGAGGTCTAAACAGTTTAACAGATTTATTACAAATGATTTCTCATTTTTATAATGCGACAATGGCTCAACAAGAAGATGTTAAAATAGTGTTAAAACCGGAAGCATTGCAATCAATACCTAAAATAAAATATGATGATGTTAAAAATGAAATATCTGATATTACATGTACCATATGTCAATGTGATTATGAAGATGGAGAGACTTTGATGAAACTTCCATGTGATCATTTCTTTCATGAAACGTGTGTTAGTATCTGGTTAGGACAACAAAGTCATGTATGTCCTATATGTAGAAAAGAAGCAGGAGATCATATGCCTTTAATTAAAGATGATGAACAACATGAAGAAACACCAAATGACGATAATATTATTAATCAAATTGAATTGGAGAATGAAGAAATTGATCGTGAACATGAAGAAATGGATCGTGAACATGAAGAAATGGATCGTGAACATGATAGAACAGATTATGTTAACAACGGAATTTTTAATCAATTTGCAACCATGTTAACTGATGAAATTCAAAATTTACCAAATAACGATGATGATGATGAACAAACAGATGATAGTGTATCAATAGAAGATATCGATTAATTAATAAAATATTGAAATAAATACAGTTAGTTTATATATTTTAATGATATATATAAACTAAAATACAATGGATATTGATGAGGATATCACACAACTAAGGTTGAAATTATCAAATGATAAATATGATTCAATGTTAAAAAATGTGTCTGATGATGATTTAAAAAAATATATCAAAGAACTTAGAGATAAAGAATCAAATACAATTAAACAAACTACAAACACAGAAGTAATACAGCCTGTAAAAGAATTATTTAACGGAATATCTGATATGTATAAACGTCCATGGAATAAATTACCAAATATCCATCGATCACAGAAGATAGAAGAATATTTACAGAGTATTACTGAAATTGATAATGCGCAACGAGAACAATTGATGAATAAATTAACAAAATTATTAACAAATAAAACAATAACAAAGAAAAACGAAGTAAATTATGATGAAAAAAATGGGTGTATTCTTAGTATTAAACGGTTAATATTTGATAAAAATAAGAATAAATATGAGTTATCATGCTAGAAATATTGAAATGTATAACTACTTAAATACTACGCAATCTATTATTTTATAACTTATAATGAATAAAACATATAATGAAACAATTGTAAGTGTCATTGAAAATACTTTATATGATACTGGATATTGTGATTATAAAGAAAAATATGAGCTTATTAAGCATGTTAAATATACTATGAATATGATATTTGATGGTATTAATCAAATATTATTGTATGATATTACATGTAATGCTATAAAAAAATATTTAACTCCTATTAATTTTTTAGACGAAGAATATGAGATAAATGATGTTGATGTACCAATCGAATATCTATCTATTCTAAAACACATGGAATATTTAGAAAGTTTACCACAACACGAACAAAAATCACCTGAATGGTTTGCAGATAGAGAAAAATGTATAACTGCTAGTATGTGTGCTAACGCATTAAACGAATGTTATTATCCTGGATCGTCTAAATATGATTATTTATTGGATAAATGTCATCAAGGTCCAGTATTTCAAGAAAATGTATTTGTTCATCATGGTAAAAAATATGAACAAATAGCAACTATGTTTTATGAAAATATATATGATGCTCGAACAACTGAATTCGGATTAATACCACATCCATCTATATATTTTTTAGGTGCTAGTCCGGATGGTATTTGTAATCAATATTCAATGTCTTATGAATTTAGTTCACGGTTAGGTAGAATGTTAGAAATTAAATGTCCTAAAACAAGAATTATAAAAACAAAAGGTAAAATAGATGGTGGAATTTGTCCACATTATTATTGGTGTCAAGTTCAACAACAATTAGAATGTTGTGATTTAGAATGTTGTGATTTTTGGCAATGTCAAATAGAGGAATATAAAACGCGCGAAGAATGGGCATTAGATGAAGAACCCATGGAATCATGTACAGAAGAACAGAATGTTCCAATTGAATATGTTCCAGAAAATATTAAAAAAGGATGTGTTATACAATTAATTGAAAAAGACAAACTTAATAATATTTCTGAAATAAATAATGATTATTATTTATGGAGTGCACAGTATATATATCCTCCTGATTTAAATATGACTACTATTGAATATAATGAATGGTGTGCATATGTGATAAGTAATTTTGATGAATATGAGGAACCATTTTACGAAAAACATGGAAAACATTATGTGTTTGATAAAATAATATATTGGAAAATGGTTAAGGCTCATAATGTATCAATAAATAGAGATAAAAAATGGTTCGAGAATACTCTTCCTAAACTACAATCATTTTGGAATGAAGTTGAATATTATAGATTACATGAAGATCTTGTTAAATCATATGTTGATGATCAACTACTTCAAATAAAAGAAAATAAGAAAAATAAGAAAAATAAGAAAAATGGAGTATTTGTTAAAACATATGCTATTGATTATGAAGAAGATCATTTTATAGATAGTGATATTATTGAGGATGTTAACACTAAAAACGATAGTGATGATTGCCTATTTGTATCATCTGAAGATAATAACTATGATGATGATGAAAATAATATAAATGATAAATTATTCAAATAATTATTTTATTAAATAATATATGTTATGTTGAAAATATTAAAAAAAAATAACAAAATAATATTTATTATATAAAGGGGGGATAATTATTTTCAATAAATATAGCAATATGGAAAATACAAAATCATCAATTAAAGATGATAATACAACAATAATTCATGATGATAACCTACCAACTATTTATCGAATAGGATCAATAACATACGAAACATGTTTGAATTCTGAAATTAACAATGAAAATGGAGATATAATAGGGACTGTTAGATTTACACAGAAACGTATAAATGGATACATAGATTGGAAAAATGAAGATATTAGACAAATATATGAAAAAAACGAAAAAGAATACATTGGAAACGCAAAGAAACAGTTTATAGATCAAGGAACTTGGGTATTATTGGAAAAATAATTGAAAAATATACATATAAATACCAATGTTAGTATTTATATGATTATAAAAAACATGACAATAAAACTAAGAGATACATTTATTCATTCGATTTGGAATCCTTTTATAGCTTCACTATATGTAGCATTTTTAATATGTCCACTATTTTTATTGAGTTACTATCATCCATATTTGAAATTTTTTGAGAAATGTTATACTAATAATGAGAATATTCTCGTATGTAAAAATCTCCTTGGAACTAACGAGAATGGAGAATATTGGGTGTTTTATTTTCTTAATCTTTTTTGTTTACTTATATATTTAATCATTCATATTAAATTATTTGAGTCTTCTAATGATATTGATTATGCTATACATAATAAGAAAATTAATAATTATGTACTTTGTGGAGCTATTATATCTTATATAATGTTAAACATTTCCACTTATTATTTAACATGTAATCTTATTACTGTAATGTTCATGGTTTTACATGGGTTGTTTACACCATATATAATTGCTACAATATTAATATTAGTTAAATATATGTTCTATGAAACAATAAACGAATCAAAAATAAAATAAATAAATATCAACATATTAGAGTTCATTATTCATCACATAATAAAACTCATTATTCCACGTTATATTTATTAAATAAATAATTAAATTTCTAATATCTAATTTTATGAAATTAAATTATCTTCTTATAATATAAGTATGAGTAAACGTTATAAATCAAAAGGAGGAAAAGAACCATATAAAGAAGATTTATCAAAAGAATATATGAAATGTGCTCCATCTAAAAAATTTGAGCAAGGAACATGCTTTACCATAGAATCTCTAGTTAAAATGTGTGAAGCATATAATGGATATATTAAAGAAGGACTAAAAGGTGGTTCTGGTAAAAATAATAAAATTATCATTAGACCTATTGAAATTAAAAAAGATAATAAGCGTCATTTATTACAAGAATTAATTGATCGTTTAAGTCCTATATGTGGAAATGATCAAATATGTATATTAAATCAACCATTTATTAAACAGTTACATGATTTTGAAATTTCAAAAAATACATTTCCACCACTAGGACCTCAAGGAAAATTCGAGTGGTTAAATACAACGAATATTGATGATGTTATGACACAATATATGACTATATATCCTAGTTTTATTTTTATAGGAGCATTACCATTAGATTTTGATGAACTGCCATTTTTAGGTGTTTCTAATTTGGATTTCGATGAGTTATATCAAAAAGGTAAAACACAAATAGGAGCAATTATAAACACAGATACACATGATAGATCTGGTCAACATTGGTTAGGATTATATGCTAATTTAGAAAAATCACAGGTTTATTTTTTTGATTCATATGGAGTTGCGCCTCATGATTTAATCCGTAAATTGGTAGAACGTATTGCTTCATGGTGTAATAAAAAATACAATCATGGTAAAATACAAGAAGAAAGATGTAAAATGATGACAAAGAGTGGAGGAGCTTGTAAATATGAGCGCATCATGAATATTGATTTCAATAGAAATAGACATCAATATAAAGATAGTGAATGTGGTGTTTATAGTATTTTTTTTATATTAAAAATGTTAGAAGGAAATAAATTTGATGATATCGTCAACGATAAAATACCAGATCAACAAATGACAGATTTAAGAGATAACTTATTTAGATTCAAATAATTTAATCCCCATTATATTCATTACATCTATCAGCTTCAACACTCCAGCTACATTGATAGTTAGAACCTACATAACAATCTGTAGGTGTTTTTAAATTTGAAATATGACAAGGGGTTGTATTAAATCTATAATAGTTTCTGGTATCTAATTTCTTTTTCATTCTATTTTCTATTTCTTTAATACGCATAATTTCTTGTCTATGTTGCTGTTCATGATCTGCATATGAATACAAAGTCCATAATGTAACAATAATAATACAGATAATATAAATAACCTTAATAGTTGACATTATTTATATTATAACGATATATTTTTATTGAAGAATATCTATTTTTTCTTTCTCTTTATAATTTGTTCATCTTCTGTTGATAAATTATTTTCATCGTCTTCTTCCGTATCGTTTTCATTATTATTTTTTATTTCAGGTTGTTGATATTGTATATTATTTAATTGTTGTAATAGAGTAGGATTTTGTTGTAATAATTGTTGGTATAATAGTTGTTGTTGTAAATCCATATTTTCATTTTGTTTTGGTTGTTGGTATCCCATGTTTCCATTTCCGAATAATTGTTGCATCAAATCTGACGGAACATAACTATTTTGTTGTTGTAATTGTAATTGTTGTTGTTGTTGTAATTGTTGTTGTAATTGCTGTTGGTATTGTAATAATAATTCATCACTTGTTAATTGTTTAGGAATATTTTGTTTTTTATCTTCAACTATTGTTACTCTTTTTTGTTTTGGTTTTTGTTTATCATTTTTAGTTGTCTTTTTTGGTTTTATTTCTTTAATTGGTTCAATTTCATCTGTTTCTGTTTCATCAATATATTCTTCATCTAATGATAACGAATTAACTAACAATTTCTCAATAATCCTATCCACTTTTTCAATTGAAGTAATTTTAAATTCTAACGTAAAATGGGTATTATTAAGATCTAATAATCCTCCATCATCATCTCTAAATTCAATTTGAAGCGCATTAATTGATATGTTTTGAACATCATGTTTATATTCATGGATTTTTTCATTTCCTATAATTATTTTTGCAAATGGTTCTTCAGTATTTATATTAAGAACATATAATAGTATATATCTATTATTTTTAAGATTATATTTAATATCTGATACATAATGATTTTTATCATTGTATTCTTTTTCAGTAAAACCTAATGTTCTTAATATTCCATTTTCTCTATTATGAACATTAAAACTAATACCATCTTTATGTTTAATAGTTACTTTATTTGTAGATTTGCTATAAGTGAATAGTAATTTGTATTTTTTAGTTAGTTTGCATAATTTTTTCAACAATTGAGATATATTATAATTGTCAATAGGAACTGATACCTTATTAATATTTTTAACTATGTTAGTTTCACTGTTTGTGAAATCTTCTGTTTCACTTACTTCACTTGATTCGATATCTTCATCTATTTTTATATCCTCATTAAAACTAAAATAGAAACAATTATTATTATTCGTTATATTAAAAATAGTTGTTGGTAAATCATAAGATGTTAGTGATATTGAAATTATATTTTCTATCTTAGTCTGTAAATCAAATGAAAATTTACTCTTATTTCCCAATTTATTTGAATCAATTAAATGATATGAATCTTTATTACATAAAATGTTTTTATTATTATTAACAAGTTCTTGTATTTGTTTTTCTTTTGTTGTTAATTGTGTCTCTTTTTTTCTTAAGAAATTAACTTTTTCTTCTATTTTTTTATGCTTACTTTTCAAACGATCAATCTCTTTCTTTAACTCTTCCCGTTTTTCATCTATTATTAATATTTTAGCATCGGTCTTCTTGTTTTTATTATTACGTAACTCATCTATCATTGATGATAACCCTTCACTATTTCTTTTATATTGGTCTCTTTCATTTGATAACATTTGAATAGCTTGAATATATTCACTTTCTGGAGCTTGTTGAAACTGTTGTGTTGGTTGAAATTGTTGTAATAAATTTGGATTTTGTTGTAGTTGTTGTAGTTGTTGTAATTGTTGTAATTGCTGTTGATATTGTTGTTGTTGGTATTGGTATTGGTTTTGGTTTTGGTTTTGTGGCTGATATTGATTTTGTTGTAATTGTTGTTGTTGTATTAATTGTTGCATTTGTTGATTATTTTGTGGTTGTTGCATTTGTTCTATTGTTTGTTGTTGACCAGTTGGTTGTTGTACTAATCCAATAGGTTGATTTGTTTGAGAATCTATATTATTTCGTGTTTGCTGTAATCGTCGTAAGCGATCATCAACACTTAAATTATCATCAATTGGTATCATATTTAATCCATTTCCTATTAATTGTTGATTAATACCTCCAGTTATCGTATTATCATAATTTCCTATACTTCCAAAATTAGAATCTATATTACTTCCATATAATCCATCAAATCCCATATTAGGCATCATAGATGGTGCCGCAAATCCTTGTTGTTGTGTTCCTGAATTCATTTGTCTATTTTTTTCTTCTTCTTCTAGTTTTTTACGACGTTCTTCCTCTTTTTTTCTTTTACCACTTCCATCAAGTGAAAAATCAGGAGTAGGAGGACGTTGATTATGAGAAGGTACCTCTCTATTTCTTGATTCCATCATTTCCACCATACGTTGTTTCATAGCATCTTCTCCTTTATCATCTCTATCATCATAATAATCTGGTTGTTGGTAGCCATTTCTATCTCCATTAAAATCAATTTGGTTATTTCCAAAACCACTAGCATCAAATCCACCTTGTTGTCTATCTCTTGAATCTCTAAAGGTATTATCGAAATGTTCTCTATTCCTAAACTGTGGACGTCTATTTGGTCGAACTTCATCTTCTCTATCCATTTGTAACTGGCTTATTTGTGTATTGTTTTTTCTATTATCATATTCTGGTCTAGCTGGGTAAGACGGTTTTTCATTTTGTGATTGTAATATTATTCTTTTTGTTGTATCTATAGCATGATTATTAAATTGATCTCTTATTTTTCTAATATTATTGTCATTTATTTTAGTTTTATCGATGTTACTATACAATTCATTCATATTACGAACTAGAAGCTGTGCGACTGCTCGTTTATCTTTACTAAGAATTGACTTAATGTCGATATTGCTATTGCTCAAATCATTAATAAGATTAGCATATAAATTTTTAATGTTGTCTTTAGCGAGAAAGTATTTATCTGCCATAAATTTCTAATATTTAACAATATGTTATTTTTTTTTTCGTATTTTTTAACACAATTAATATATTCTATATATATATTATAGACTGATGAATAATACTTTTCCACAATTTATTAACCAACAAGATATTTACAGAAATGTTATAAATTCAAATACATTTAGAACCCAACCAAATCAATCGAGTTTTGGTATGCCAGTTGTTAGACAAGATCAATATGAAACTCCTAATTTATTATATAATAATGTATCAAATGATGTTGTTAAAAATACTGAAGAACATGTCTATATAAATATAGATAGTTCTGATAGAGATACTTCAACTTATACAAATCCTTTTAGTTATAGAGTTCGATTTAATCCATTGGACACAGATGTCGAACCTTATTTAGTGTCAGCACGAGTATTTGATAATATTAATTCTGTAAAAGTTGTTAATGGTATAATTCCTAAATTATATAATTTAATAAAAACTACTTTAACACAAAGTGGTACTATTTTTTCGTATATTGATGCTAAAATATCAGTAGCAACTACTGATGATGAAATTTCAGCACTATTAGATGAAACTGAAACAGTTGGTTCAAATACAGTTACTTATGCTAATATTACAAGTACAAGAAGTACAACATCTCCATATTTATTAACTGGATGGACTATAGAATTTATAGTCGATTTAGATTCTAGTATATTATATTCTTATACATATAGCGACACTACAACTATTTATGTGAAATATCAATATGATACAACTAAAGATTTATCAGATGATAGGTTTCTATTATTAAATATTGACGAATTAAAGGATACAAATATAGACGCAACAAATTCAGATGTTGCTAAAAGTTTTGCTGTATTATATCCAGATACAGTATATACTGATTTTTACCATATAAGAACATATGGTGTCTTAAGACATTATAAATCAGATGATTTAAAAAAACTATCTAGATTAACTGTTAGTTTTAAAGATAGTTTTGGAACTAGTTTATCTGTATCATATTTAAATTTTGATATTACAACTGGAAGATCATGTGAATGTACAACTAGTACAAATTATCGATGTTCTTGTAATTATATTAGACATCCATACTTTCATAAATTACAACATTCCTTTGTTTTGAAACTAATAGTGAACGATGTTAACATAAATAGAGTATTAATATCATAAAACTATGTTTTTTCGATTATTATAAAAAATTGAAAAAAATATATTAAGAGATATTACGTTAAAGTAGAATAATACTGAAAAGTAAAGATGAGCAATCATGATAATGAAAATGATAGTGAAAATCAACAAGATGACGGAGTCATCGACAAATTTGACCAAATGGGTCTTAAAAGAGACTTATTAAGAGGTATATATAGTTATGGATTTGAATCTCCATCAACAATACAACAAAAAGGGATAGTGCCTGTAATAAAAGGAAAAGACTCTATAGTTCAAGCACAATCTGGTACAGGAAAAACATTAACCTTTCTAGCAGCAGGATATCAACGAATCGATGTAAAAATTAAAAAATGTCAAGTATTAATCATAACACCAACTAGAGAATTATGTTCTCAAATATTAAATGTAGCTCTTGGAATATCTCAACATATGTCAAATATCTATACATGTTGTTGTATAGGAGGTACTCCGGTTTCTATCGATAAGAATGAAATAAGAAGAGGTAAACATATGGTTATTGGAACACCTGGAAGAATATTTGACTTAATAAATAGAAATATATTAGATACTAAAAGTATTAAAATGTTAATAATGGATGAAGCAGATAAATTACTATCTAGTTTTAGTCAAAACATATATGAAATTTTCCAATATATGAATCCAGACATCCAAGTTGCATTATATTCAGCAACAATTACAAATGAAATAATACAAATTACTAAAAAATTTATGAGAAATCCATTTATGTTGTTAGTTAAAACTGATGACTTAACATTAGAAGGAATCAAACAATACTATGTTAATGTTTCTCAAGAAAAATACAAACAAGCAACTTTAGAAGATTTACTTAGTGGTAAATTATCATTAAATCAATTAATTATATATTGTAATTCTATTAAAAAAGTAGATGGTATAACATCACAACTAATTAAAGCAGATTTTACTGTCTCATCTATGCATGGAAGTATGCCACAAACTGATAGAAATGAAGTTATGAAAAATTTTAGAAACGGTAGATCGAGGGTATTGGTTACTACTGATTTATTGTCTCGTGGTATAGATGTACAAACAGTATCTTTGGTTATAAACTATGATTTACCAACAAATACAGAAGAATATATTCATAGAATTGGTAGAAGTGGTAGATATGGAAGAAAAGGAACAGCAATATCGTTTGCAACAAGTGATGATATTTACAAAATATTTGCCTTAGAAAAATTTTATACTACAACTATTGAGGAGATGCCTGATCCTGATGAAGTAAATCAATATTTACAATAAATATTTACATTATATAAAATTATTTTATTATATTAATTTATATAGACATTATTAAATGAATGTGTTACATACTGAAAAAGATATAGAACATATTAATAAAGAATTAGATGACATTATGTATAATGCTACTAAAAAATTAAAAACAACATTAGAACCAACTATTGACGATTTTAATAAAGTATCTGATGTTGTTAAAACATTTATAAAAGATAACAAAAGAATTATTTATGGGGGATATGCTATTAATACTTACATTAAACTGAAAAATCCAAAAGATTGTTTTTATGGAGATATCGATACACCAGATATAGAATTTTACTCTCCAACTCCTATAGAAGATCTTCAAAAATTATGTGATATATTACATAAAAAAGGATTTAAATATGTAAGTGGTAGGGAAGCACAGCACGATGAAACATATACTGTTTCTGTTAATTTTGAAAATATATGTGATATATCATATATGCCACGAAATATATTTTTTAATATTCCAATAAAAGTTATAGATGGGTTAAAATTAGTTCATCCTAGTTTTATACATACTGACGCATTACGTATGTATAATGATCCTATGACTAGTTATTGGAGAATAGAAAAACAATTTAAACGAATGAATACATTGCAGAAATATTATGAAATTGTTGAAACATCTAATTGTAAAAATATAAAAATAGATAAATATTATGATAATAAAATAAAAGACCAATTAAAATTTGTAAGAAAAAATATTATTGCAGATAATAAATCATTGATAATGTTTGGATATTATGCGTATTATTATTTTATATCAAAATCATCTGAGAAAGAAAAAGTAAAACTTAACATACCATTTTATGAAGCTATATCTATTAAATTAGAAGAAGATGCAATTAATATATATACGAAATTAAAAGAAACGTATGGTAATAAAATAACTGTTGAAGAATATTCCCCATTTTTCCAATTTACTGGCAGAAGTGTTGTTTATTTATATGACAAAAAACCTATATTAGTTGTATATAGCAATAATGGTAAATGTATCCCATATTTCTATCTTGATAAAAAAAGGATAAACATGTCAACATTTTCATTTACTGTTATGATGATATTAATTGGTTCAATTCGTTGTTATGTTAATAAAGAAACTGATAAAAATAAAGTTTATGACTGTATGATACAAAATCTTCTAACTGAAAGACAATTATATTTTAAAAGACATGATAAAACAGCAATCGATAAAACTCCATTTAAAGATTTCCAACTGGAATGTATTGGAGAAACAGTAGAACCAAGTCGTAAATTCCGTCTTAAAATAATTAAGAAGAAGAAACAAGGAAAGAGATTAACATTTACATATGATCCAGCTATACAGAAACCAGAAAAAGATACAACTGGTTATATATTTTCAAATACATCAGGAAATTTGATTATAAATGATAAGAAAAAAATAATAGAAATAAAATAAATAAAATATGTTTATATTATATACTACTTGTTATATAATATGAATAAACATAGATATAAAATTAATGACTTTACATTAAACGGTGGTTATGGAGAATTAACACATTATGATAATCCTACATGGCCTCCAATCATTAATAAAATTATTATATTACAACCATCTAATAGCACTTTATGGTATAGAGGAAAAATTCGTTCTATCATATGGAATGGATTAGCATGTGTTGTAAAATTAAATAGTAAATATCAATATGTAGAAGGAGCATTCCGTAATTATAAATCATTAAATTATGGTGTTGGATATATGTTATTACTCCCTACTTACTATTGGCAATATGAAAAAACAAATGATGTGTTAGATCTAGATTTACATCATCCTAAAACAGATTCTACTTTTATTACAAACATATTAACAGATGAAGATAGGCAGATGAGAGAACAGATGGCTGAAAGAACAGAAGAATTCAAGAAAAAAGCAAAAGAAGATAAGATACCACATACTCATTTTCCGATGACAATTCCAGATTTTCAAGAAGAAATAACAAATAATGAATCATATGATACATTATTATCAAAGGGAAAAGGAAAATATTTTACAGAAGATAGTATTAATATAATTTTATCAAACTCAAAAGAAATCCTTCGTTCATTACCTTATAAACAAGTCCAATTATTGAAAAGTAAACTGGATTCATTTGAGACAATTACAAAGGATGATAGAATGTATATAGTTAATAGAAATATTGCTATTAAAAATTTAATAATTGATCCAGCTGATGAAATTAATGAAGGAGAAAAAATAATGAATTTGATAAATAAAACATTAGTTGATAAATTATTTACAGATATCAAATGTGGAATACACCAAGGATATGTAAATATCTATAGAATTGGAAGTAACACTGGAGATACCATAACAAAAGAATTAGTTCCTTCTCTTAACTACTTGTCATGGCAATACGATAAACCAATTGATTATCATACACTTAAATATATGATCTTCCAAAATGATTACCAACAAAATATTACTGAAAATTTAATACAAAAAAAAGAAGCTGAAAATATTCTTAGCCAAGAATTTATTATCGCTTTACAACCAAGACCAGAATATCAAATATGGTGTCTTAAACGATTATTAATATGTTGGTATGGTGATGAATCATTAGAAACAAATATTAGAAAAATAAAAATACTAATTAATCAGTTTAGAGCAGATCCAAACAGTGATTATAATTATGTAAATGGAATATTACCATCAATTATGATATATCCAAAATATGGATCAGAAAGCGCACGAATAGTTTTAAGTAAATTAGATTATTATTTTTCATTATATGTAGATGAAAGTAAATCTGATAGGAATATAAATATACAATGGATAGATAGTTCTCCTACATATTTCGTAAAAAAGAATGGATTAATTTATTATACAAATGGATCAATAGACCTTAAAATGTATATTAAAGCTTCGTTAGATGATGGATCATTAGAAGTAACAAGTTTATCTAAGGATCTAACAGAATTTTTAAATGCAGATGACATTATGAGTATTTAATCAGAGTCAGTATCACTATCAGAAACATTACAGAAATCCCTACTACAATACAGTTTACTTTTTTCAGGGTAAATACAACTATATATTAAAGATATTATAAACACAATAGATACGATTGATAATTCAATTGGTGTAAATACTGTCATTTTTCACAATATATTATTATTATATTATAATATATTATTCTTTATATAATTATTCAGTATGATCAAATAATTGATTACATGTAATATCTCCTGCTAGTAATAAATATAACGCGAACATTTTGTCATCAGTCTGTTTTAGATAGTGATATGCGCTTGATGATTCATCACGCTCATAATGTTTTAATATATCATCAACTAATTGTTTTTTATAATCGTTAAAATATCTATTACGTTCTACTGTATTATTTAAATCAACATTTTCTCTATGTTTGTCTAAGAATTCTTCCTTAAATGTGTCAAAATTCAGTTTCCATTTCATTTTTTCAATAATACTATAAACCATTGTTGTAAATGTGTTGTCATCTAATTTATGAATCATCGGAATTAGTTGCTCAAGATTATCAGGATTAATTATTACAGTAGGTTGCATATCAGAGTCAGTAATTGGCTGATATTGTACATATGTTGATAATTGTTCGTTATATCTATTACATGGTATAGTGTGAGATTTCCCTTTACTATTTCCACAATCTATACAACACGTAGTAAAACAACCAGTTGCTGATGTTGGATTTGATCTTCTACCGCAATTATTTATACAATAATTATTCCTACAATTACATTGGATATTATGTATCTCTGTTTTTCCATTAGATCTAGCACATTCATCACAGCAATATGTGTAAACAGTGTCTCCAACGGGAGGAATCACTGTTCTAACTTTACAAAATTGACATATCATAACTTTCGCAAATACTTGTTCAACAGAAGTACTTCCTGAATGTTCTGCTTGTGATGATGACATTGCTTGTGATGATGACATTGCTTGTCGAACAGGATAGTGAGTTTTAGTTAGTGCGAATTTTCTTATTAATTGTCCATTATACAATGTAGATAATCGTCCTTCCTTACCATTTTTCGCAACAAGGGTTATGTCATAGCTTATATCATCAACAAGAATTAAGTCTCTGATTAATACTATTGTAGTTGGATTGAATTTAAACATTGGATAAGTGTCATTGTGTAATCCTGTAATTTGAAATTGTGAACCATTTGTAAGTATTAAACATGGATAAAGTCGTTTGCCAAACATAATAACTGGAACTTCTAAACCAATTGGAAACTTTACCATCGAATATGATTGTCCATTATAATCAATGGTTCCAATAATTGGAACATTAGTATGATCGTCTAATGTAATAGTTTTTAGTTTTGTTTTTTTACTCATTTTATAGTTATTTAATAACAAATATATATTATTAAATGATAAATTAAATATAGGTTTTATTTGTTATCAATTTAATTATCATAAATATTGATTTGAGATAACTAGATTATTTCATAATTTCAATGTTTTACATATTTTTATTAATAATATATCAGTTTTCGTTTTTAATATCAGTAAAATCAGTTCTAAGATTAAATACAAACTTATATAATTCACATTCAGTTGTATGTGGTCCATCTGTACCTGTACAAGTTAAACAACATCTATCCATACAATGATAATCACTTTGTGGTTTTGATTTTCTACCACAATTATTGATACAATAATTATTTCTACAATTACATTCTTGTGAATGTTTTGTACAATCTGGTCCATCACAATATACACAACATATTGTATAATTTTTACTGTTGTCAAATGGTGGGGGCATAACTAGTCGTTTTTGACATCTTTGACATATTGATACTCTAGCAGTTACAATTTGCTCATCAACAGTCGGAGCTACAACTAGATCTGTTTGTTTTAACGGATATTTACTGGTTACACGTGGAATATCTTCTTGTCTTTTTTTATGTTTTTCTTTACCACGTTTATCATGTTTTGGATTTTGCCTATATCGAGTTGATGGGTTTTCTCTCTGTTTTAGTTGTCCAAAACCAGATGTTGATGCGGGTGCGAGTGCTCCAAAACCAGATGCGGGTGCTCCAAAACCAGATGCGGGTGCGGGTACTCCAAAACCAGATGTTGATGCGGGTGCTCCAAAACCAGATGTTGATGCGGGTGCTCCAAAACCAGATGTTGATGCGGGTGCTCCAAAACCAGATGCGGGTGCTGGTGCGGGTTCCGGTGGTTGTCCAAAAATAGATGCTGTTGGTTTTATATGCGCATATTCTTCTCCTTTTGTATAAGGATTCTTATTTTTATACATTTTAAATGTGTTGATATAACATTTAGTAATATAAAAAATTGAAAAATCAAGATATAAAAATAAAAAACTATATATATGAATAACGATGGAAATACTCAATCAAGACTTATCATTTAATATTACAAAACCAGATGGATCTATAGAAACACTATTCGTTCCATATAATGAAAATAATGTGTTGATATCTGAACAAGATGTAAAAAATTTAATAGGAAAATATGGAGTTGATATAAAAGTAAATGATATCAGAATTTATCAATATGGAATGACACATAAATCATATATAAATAGACCTTTTTATACACCTGTTATATTAGAAAGAGCAAAAAAAATAATAGGTGAAAATGTTGTTGAATTACAAAATAAAGAGAACGAGAGATTAGAATTACTAGGAGATTGTATAGCAAAAACAGCAATATTACAATATCTACTAATAAGATATCCAAATGAAAATGAAGGTTTTATAACAAGATTAAAAACAAAACTAGAGAATAAAAAGTCATTTTCTAAATTTGCGATAGCATTAGGGTTAGATAAATTTGTAGTGATTGCTAAACAAATTGAAACAACTCAAGGTAGAACTTCTGAACGAATTTTAGAAGATACATTTGAAGCATTTATTGGTTCTCTTTATTCAGATCAATGTGGGAAAAGTCTTGATGATGTATTAGTTGAATATGGTACATCAGGTTGTAATAATGTTATGGGTTTATTTGAGATACTTAGTATGGGAGAATCATTTGTAACATGTTGTAAATTGATTATGACTATTATGGAAACAGAACCAGATATATCCGCATTGTTATACAAAGATGATAATTATAAAGATCAATTACTACGGTATTATCATAAGATTAAATGGGAATCTCCGAAATACGTGCTTGTTAAAGAATCTGGACAACCACCAAAACAAATATTTACAATGGCTGTTCTCGATAATGAAGGAAATAAAGTAACAAGTGGTAGTGCTAATTCAAAGAAAGCAGCCCAACAAAAAGCTTCTATGAAAGCATTATTACATTTCGGACAATTAACAGTTGACCAATTAGATGATAACGTAGATCATACACATGAATATTTAGAATCAACAGATGTAATGACTAAATATACTAAAATTTAGATTATTTTATTAAAAAAATAAAATGTAAGTTATTAATATAAGTAAATGGATTATAAAAATATAGATAACATAATAGTAAATTTAAATAGGAAGATACATTTATTGAAAAAACATAAAAAAGTAGTATCATACAATGAGAAACAATTAAATAAATTAAACAATTTACTACGAAAAAAAAATATTATAATGGAAGGTGGAAACTATAATGATTATTCAGTTAAGGTTAATGAAGGATTAATTGTGTTGAATTATTATGCATATTTAATGTATAATGTCCAGTTATTGGAAATGTATAAGATGTATAATAAACTGCGAGATAAACTATATGACATTTTGATGGATTCTATAAATAAATTAAATGAAAAAATACCAGATAAACCAACTGTAACTATAGAACTACTTGATATTATTTTAAAGAAACTTGGTGAATTACATATTAAAATAAATAGGACAAAAGATACAATGAATCAAATTGGTCCTGTAAAATATTCAGAAGGAACTAATATTTATTATAAAGATAAGAAAGATAGCATAGATGAATTATTAAATACAATAAGAGAGGAAGTAAATAAAGCAGAATTTAGAGTAGATATTTACGCTAGAAATAAAAATAATGCAAACCACGTTGCATTACTTGAGATATCTGAATTAAGAGCAAGTATAGCTACAAAAACAGAACAAATTAGACAGTTATCATTACAAATAGAAAATGCTAAATCAGGTCAAACCTTAAAACAATAATAATAAACTTATCTATTTTGATAAATGTATAAGTTTATTGATTTTTTAATAATGGTATATATAGTTTCATATAATTTATATTTTGTTGTAATAAACCACTAAGTCTAACTATCTTAAATAATTCTACCATATTCTCTTTGGATTTTTTATTTTTTATTCGTTTCATACTAGTTTTAATATCTATTACTAAACTTTTAGTATTTTTTTTATAAAATTGATATTTATCTATAATTGTCTCTTTATCATCCATTTATATATATGATAGATAAATATTTTTTAGGTTGATTTTATATTTTGCATGAATTCTAAAGTATCAAATGTCCCTTGACATTTACGAGGGCTTGGATCTATTGCGCCAATCATAATAAATTTAGTTATTTTCGAGCTATCTCCACTTAATGTATCTAAATATTTTAACATTTTAACCATTAAAGATGAATGTATATTTTGAGCAGTTGTTTTAACATTATATTTACTGTCTGGATCATCCTTTTTAATATATTTAGTGAATATTAATTTTTTAGTATCTATGGTATATGTTTGTGAAGCATGAGCATATTCATGACCTAATTTTGATACTTCAGTTTCTCGTCCACTTTTTATTAACATAAACCGTTGTAAGTTATTCAAAGAATCATTAATAAAATATCCTTGTTTTAAAGTTTTATTTAAATCATACGCAATATAAGTCAAAAATTTATTAAATTGACCTGATGGAACTGATGTTTTACAATTACCGTCCCCAGCTCCATTTACCAACCGTGTAATGTTATTTGCTGTCAACCGTTCATCTATATAATCCTTATTATTTTTAATACTAGTATCATCTACACGTGGACCAGATTTTGGATACAATGCTTCCTTACAAAAACGTTTTATATCAAAAATAGGATTACCAGATGCATCTAGTCTTTCAGGATAATAATTACCATACATACTAGCATACGATGATAATGAGTGTTCTCGTCCACCCATACCAACTTTACCAGCAACATTAAATTTTTTAAATTCAGACATTACAATTTGAACAACATCTTCTGATCCAGCCATATCTACAAATGTTAAATAACCTACATTACTACCAAAGTGTAATTTCATCATAATAAATAAATGTCCCCTTGAACTTTCTGGATTATTAGATGTATCTTTAACACGTTGTGATAATCGTCGTTCAATATCTATTTTATTAATCCATGTTTTAATTTTAGTTATTTTTTCATCAATATCTTCTCCATCAATATTACTAAAAACTATGTTCCTTTTAATATCATCTGTTTTTATTATTTTAGGAGTTGAGATCATAGTATCCTCTAATTCAAGTGTTTTAGAATTTTCATTATTATAGATATATAAATATTGGTTAACTGAATGATTACTTGAAGCGAGAGCTGTTCTTTCTCCATATACTTCTACTATTGCGCATTCTAATTTATCTAACCCATTTTTTCCTAAATCATCAACTGCTAAATCTTTTAATGCTAAATCAATTAAACCAGTTCCTTCAAACTTTCCTGTATCTTTATTTTTAGATCCTAATAGTGTGTATGTTTTACCACTTCCAGAAAATCCATATCCAAATAACACTATACTATAACCATTTTTAACTTGGTCTATTGTGTTTTTAACTCCAATAATCATACTCTTACGTATCTTTCCTTCTTTATCAGGAATATCAGGAATATCAAGATTTATTCCTTTAAACATATTATCTGTATTATCATCTTTATCAAACACACTAAAGAATTGTCCAATATAAATTTTTTTATTTGATGGACATGCTATTTTGTGTTTACTTGTTACATTTTCTGAGTCCATTCCTTCACAATAAACTTTACGTTCTTGTAAAAATTTATCAATTTTACGTATAATATCTTCTGCTGAATAACAACAATTACTATTTCCTATTGAACATGTCTTAGATTCCCTGTGTCTAATTGAAACATAGTTTGGATTTCCATTTAATATAAATCTTGAAACATAATATTTATCATCTTGTAAATCAGTAACATTACGTATACGAATATATACTCGTACTGCGCCTGTTAAATCTTCATATAAATTTGTAAAATGATTAAATTTTTCTGAATTTAATACACCATTAGATACGAAATCTCCATTAATTTTATTTCTTAAATTATCTGGATCAGTTCTATCTTCTACTATTTCGATATCTTTTCCATTTACATCTTTTTTATAGCATAAATTTTTATATAATTCTGCGTCTACTTTTAGTTCACTTTTTGTTAGATCATTTATAGTGTTTCTTATTTTTTTTACAATAGTTGAATCATTTACATCTAATACCTTAAACGCATCTCTGATAGATATTATTTTTAATGTTAATTGATTAATTATTTCAGTCATAGTTAGTTTTTCAGTCGAATAACTACCTAAAAATTTCCTAAGGAATATTCCTAAGTAAACTGAAAATGATTGTAAAAATTTATATTCCAATATGAACAAATCATTTAATTGTAATGATTGAATATATACGTTAATTTTTTCAATTGATTCTTCTGGCAGTCCTTTAAAAACTTCTTTTCTATAGAGTTCTCTTGATACATGCGTATAATAATTATTGTATATTTTTTTATATTCTTCGTAAACACTTTTAATAATTCCATAGGCATCTTTAAAATTTTTATTTTTGATTTGTTGTGATAGTGCTTTTGATGCTTCTTCTAAAATATTATTTTTTGTTTCATATTCAACACCATCAATTGTTACTTTAGTATTAAATTGATCGTTGATTATTGAATTAATACTTTCATATTTATCTTTATGATTTTCCTGTTCGTTTTTAATATTATCTATCACACCTTTTAAAAACTCGTTCATTGTATTCACGTTTGTATCAAACGATGGAAAATTTTTGAATCCTACTATCAAATTAGCTTCTAATGTTCCTAATTCTCCGTTCATTTCTTCTATTGATTGTAGTATTTGTTGAAGATCATATACCTGTTTAGTATCTCCTCCGCCATACATATTTTTTAATTTCTTAGATAATATATGTTTCCTCTTTAAAATATCATTTATTTTATCATAAATATCGAAAATACTAAATGATTTTCGAATAGATTGAAATTTAGTAGGGTAATTTAATAAAAGTTTAGTCTTAATCATCAATTATTAATTATATAATATAGATTATATTTTTTTTATTGGTAATATCACTGAAATTTCATAATATAATAATATCATTAAATTATTTTATTATGAATATTACTAATGTTGTAGTTTAGTTAGAGCTTTTTCCATTTCAACTATTTGCCTATCTAGTTCTGAATTTTTAGATATTAATTCTTTTTTCGTAGATAATGTTTCGTTAAATATACTATCTATCTCTGATAATTCTTGTTTTTGTTCCATATGTTTAGTGTATTTGTCCATAGATTCTGATAAATACTTAACATAATCATCAATCTCTTTTGAAACATTCTCCATATGTTTCTCTATTTGTTGTTTTAATTCTTTGGTATCTGTTACTAGGGAATAATCTTCTTCTATTTTACTATCTTTTATAGCGTTATTTAGTCTTTCTCGTAATTTACCAAATGTACTATTGAAATTTATGTTATCTTGTTTAATTTCAGCGATTATTTTATCTTGTTCATCTGTATAATTCTTATTATCTTCTGTGTAATTTATAAAATCTCCAATATGTGATGTCGATAATTTAAGTCTACTAATCAAATCTCGAAGTTTATCATTAAATTTTATCTCCTCATGAATTTTATCTGATATTAATGAACGTTTCGATTTTGGTTCTTGTATTATTATATCACTTTCAACAGTTGGCTCATTGGTATGTTCTATTGGATTATTATCAGGATTATTTACAGTAACTGGATTATCTACATTTTTAGTAGGTGTTGGATCATTTAATGTTTTAACTAAACGTGATTTTGATAATGGGATGCTTGAACTACTGCTAGAAATGGATTCGTTATATGCTATTGGTTTTATTCCTAATTTTTTACATAACATATTATCAAACTCAACTAGTTTCATTTTTAGATCTTTCAATAATCCATCTAAATTTTCAGTTCCATATGACGATGAGAATAATGTAATTTTTTCTTCTTTTAATTTGTTAAACGTATTATTTATATTTTCAAATTTTTTCATCTCGTTTTGTTTGATTGTTACATCATATGTTGCTATTTTATTAGCAAGTAAAATTTTATGTCGTTCGATATTAGTAATAATAGTTTTTATTATTATTTTCAGACTATTAATCCTACCTTCTGTATAATATGATTGATCTCCTCCTAATAATTTGTTATACTTTTCCATTTTAATATTTAGTATTTTGTTTATATTATAGGATTACATAATTTATTTATATGTTGTTAATTATTTTGTTATCTATTTATATATATATTAACCGTAATAATAAAATATGGCTGAACCTAAAAAACACAAATTGGAAGAAATAAATGACGAAGTAGATAATTGTATGGGAATTGCTACAGATATCAGCAAAAGAATGAGTAAATTACTATTAGAGTACAATGAAGTTAAAAATAAATATAATACAATTGACGATAATTTGAAAAAACTTAACACTGACAAGAAAAAGTCAGATGATACAATAAAAGAATTAGAATATAAACTTGATGAAGCAACAAAAGGACATACTTCTGATAGTAAAGAAAATAAGAAGACAATTGACGATTTACAAGAACAATTAGGAACTGAAAAAAAAAATAACAAAAATTTAAAAGATGAAGCGGATAGTGCTAAACAAAACTTATTAGAAATAGAACAATATTCAGATAGTTTAAAAGATAAAATAGATACTTTGAAGAAAGAATTAACTACAATTCAGGGTAATTTATCACAAGAAGGTGGTATGCGTCATAAACAACATGGTGGTAATAAACAAATGAATGTAACACATTATAGGATTAATTATTAAATTAATATGAAAATAAGTGTAATAATTATGTGATATA